ACCAATACTCTTTCCTCGTCTACCTGCCTGATTTACACATTAAGGTTACGGTTACCTTTTGGACTTCACTGTCGTTTGCCAGCTTATCCGCTTAATGCGCCTTCGTATCAGGTTTCTGTTCGTCAGGCTACGATTTTGCTATCCCTTCTTCTCGCCTGAACCTCACGATTCAAACCTTGGGAGTCGCTATTGAGTTCGTCGGTAACTACGCCTCGGTGGACTTTCACCACAGAGCATTGATATGCCCGTCATACAATCGGTTTGATTTTCGCTACGAGTGACAGCGTTCCTTCTGCCCCTGCCAAACCACACGAATTTGAACATAGTGCTTATCTTTTTTGAAAGGGTTGTAGCAACTGTGCTCCGATTGCGTGAATAAAACTCCCGGGCAATTAATTCCGGGGGTTTTTTATTATTTGTTATGTGATATTTTATCACTTTATTAAATATCAACCGGCAACTTACCGGCAAATTAAATAACCGCATCACCAAGCCATTTTGCGACCGACAGGATTGTCGGCGGCAAATTACCCACACAACGCCGCAAATGTCTCCTTGCCAGCCACGCCGTCAACTTCCAGCCCGGCGCGGTACTGAAACTCTCTGACCGCCGCTTCGGTGCCTGCGCCGAAGTAGCCCGTGAAGCCGCCGGGGTTGAAGCCGTTGCAAATCAGCAAGCCTTGCAGAATGCGTGTGATGTTGCCCTGTCTGCCGGCGCCGACGTTGAAGATTGCCGCCTTGGTGCGTCTGCCGAAGATACCGTCCACCGTCAGACCGGCGTTGCACTGCCGGTTCAGCTCGGTTTGAAGCGCTTTAACCAGTGCCGCCTTGGTGAGCCTGCCGTAGATACCATCGACCTCAAGACCGGCGTTGTAGTTTTCGTTGATCCATGTCTGTACGGTCGCAACCGTCGGCACGTCCGCAGGCTCCGGCGTGGGGTCGGGTTCCGGGGTAGGTTCGGGCGTAGGTTCAGGCTCCGGCACAGGCTCGCCGCTGTCCTTGCTCCATCCGTTCCAACCGCCGTTTTTGATGATAGTCGGGTAGTCTTTGTAACAGATATCCTTGTCAATCGTGCCGACGCCCGGGATATAATTCTCCTCGAGCACGTTCGTCTCGCCGCCATATTGCCAAATACAGAGGTTGTCGCCTGTGTAGCCGCACTTGCTCGCCCAGTGCGCAAACCACATGTCGTACTTGCGCCAAATCTCCTCGGAAATATAGTTTTCGATTTCCTCAAAGCCGGTATAAAGCATGGGATAGTAGCCTGCCGCTTCCAGCCCTTCAAGAATGTATTTCGCGTTGCGGTTGACGTTGGCAAAATTCCAGCCGCCGTGCTTCTTTTTATATCCGTCCGCGTCCTCGACGTCGAGAGCGATGGGCAGCGTCGGTCGCTTGCCTTCGAGCCGTGACAGGATTTTTTGCAGCTCCTGCTCGTCCTCGGCGGCGCTGAGCGAATAGGTGTAGTAGTAGGCGCCCCACGGCATACCTGCCGCCTCCGCCTTGCGCACATTTTCGTGGAACCTGTCGCCCATGCCGATCATCACGAACTGCACGCCGTAGGCTTTGAGAATATCGAAATCCACGTCACCGTTGTGTACGCAGATGTCCACACCTTTTGCCTTAATCAGACTCATGCTCTACCCCACTCCCTTCATCACCACGCGGTTCTCAAATTTCTTGTAGGCGTCCAAATACGCCTCTTTTTTGTCGCCGTTGTAGGTGATTTCGTAGTACATGCCATCGGGCAGCGTTGTACTCAACAGCGCCTTGTGGTTCTGCAAGCTCTTGCTGTACCACACCACGAACACGTCAAAAGGCGGCTGTGTGTCGGTTTTGTCCATGTGCTCAATTGCATAATCGCGCACAATCTGCTTGCTCTGTTCAATAAATTCTTGGCTTCCTAACATAGTTTAATCCTCCGAATCCTTGTCTTTTTGATAGTGCTTTCCGCCCTGTTCCTCGACCTTGCTTTTGAGCGTCTTTATCATTCCCGTCAAAAACCCCGGCAGCGGCACGCCCATCTCGCCGAGATTTTCCAAAATCGAGATCAATTCATTGATGATCAGCCAAACAGTAATGATCATCCCGAAGCAGTAGTTTATTTGCAAATGGATCCCGATCGACACCAGCGCCGAGCTGATCAGGTAGTCAACCACCATGCCCACCGCGACCAGCGCCAGATAGCACGCTTTTTTCGCGATCCCGATCACGCCGACGCGACTGTTGAGCTGTTTGGTGTAGCTCGCCGACGCCATGCCGGTAACGTAGTCGATCAGCATGACCGCGACCAGCACGACCATCGGCACGGCTAAAACGTTAAAATATGCCGCCAGAGCGCCCAAGGCTCCGGCGAGCAGGACGTGAATAAAATCTTTCATTTGTTTTTCCCCCTAATTTCCGCCAATTTTCAAATTTTCTTTAATGATCATCACGCCGCCCCCTTATACGCGTCTACATTAAATCCGATGGATTCCAGATAGTTGATGTAGTCCTCGATCGCCACAACATGTCCCTGTGTATAAATCGTCGCCCAGTTGGTCGCGGTCTCAAACCATGACAGATCGGCACGCGGCACATAGACCCTGTAGTTTGACGGCAGACCGTCAAACGTGTTGACATTATATAGCACCGCTCGTGCTTCCAGCAGGATGTCACAGAGCGCTGTGCAGTTGGCAAAGCACGACGCGCCTATGCTCGTCAGGCTCCTGCTTAGGTGCAGCTTCGTCAGCGAATGGCAGCCGTAGAACACACTGCCGGAAATGCTTCGGAGGTTTTTGGACATGATTACTTTTCGCAGCGCAAAACAACTGTAGAACGCATTGCCCTCGATTGCCGTCACACTGTCAGGGATAACGATTTCTTCAATCGAAGTGCATGTGTTGAGCGCAGCAAACGCAATGCTGGTCACCGTGTTCGGTATACAGAATTTTCTCAGGCTGTACCCATATCGCATCATGCTGTTAGGCAATGCCGTCACGCCGTTCGGCACGTTGAGATGCACCAGTGAGTGACAGTTGTTGTATGCGCTCGTGCCAATGCTTGTAACGCCGGGAGGAATGTTGGTTCTTACAAGTGCACGTTTATTCATGAACGCCGAAGCCTCTATGGTCGCCGTGCCGTGCTTATGCACACAGATCGTGTCAGCGCCATCAAGCCGCGGATTTCCCCAGCTGTTATGATCCTCCCCGTCCGTTGTGGTGTAGATCGCACCAACGTCCAGCGTCTCACCCTTATGCGCTTGGATCCACGTTTTTATATCACTTAGATTCCAGTGCCATTCCCGAAAAACCATCTGTGCATGATCTGCATATGCAGGGAATGAGCCCGGCGCAGGCAGCGCCGTCAGCGCCAGCGCCGCTGTTTCGTCAAATTCGGCTAGCTTTGTCCCCTCCCAATCCCACAGGATCAGGGCAGGGCTTTCAACAGGCGCAGCAGGCAGCAGCGCGATCCGCCCCGGCATTTCATCGACCGTCATCTGACCGCCGTTGTCCTTTGCCTGAATCATAACGGCGATATTTTGCAGCTTGGTATCGTCAATCGTTCTCGTCGCCATAAAGCACCCCCTGCGTCGTCGGCAGCTCTTGCAAAACAATGTTCGCAATGTCTGTCTTGTCCTGCGGCGTCAAAATATAATCGTCGCCGGGGTCGCCTTTCGGTCCGATAACGCTTGCCCCGGTCGTCGTGAACAGCAGATTGCCGTCGGCGTCATAGAATGAAATGGTGCCGTTTTGGTTGACACTTACGGACGCGATTCCCCTCAAATTATATGTTCGCAGAGAAAAAGAATCTGTTTTTCCACGCGGAATATAGACATGGTATAAAGTGCCGTCGGGTTCGGTAATTGCGATGGCGGATATGGTTATCGTCTCGTCCTCAGTGCCAACAGCCATTGTTATCGCTTTAAGCGACAGCTCCTGACCGTCGAACATTCCTTTAAAAATAACCGTTTTGCCTTGATTGTACGCCTCAGCAATTTGTCCGGCGGTTTTGTCCATGACGCCGCCTGTCCATGACGTGAGAGTCAAGTTAACAGCAAATACAGTTTTTGCCGAAATCACGCCGTCAGCGTCAATCTCAACATTATTGCCTGCCGTCAGCTTTTTTTGCAAGCCCAGCTCGTTAGGTGTTTTGTCGCCGCTGAGGGTATGACCGTTAATCCGGGGTCTGTTGGTCAGCTCGTTATAATTATCGGTGCCGGTTACCTTCCACGTGCTCCATTCGCTCCATGACGCCGTATCATCGTGATACATTCTATCACGGGTTCTGATTTTTCCGTCAACAAATACGTACTGCACGCGAATAATATCCGTATAAACCTTTTTTCCGTCCATCCAACTGTCGGCAGTATCCGTATTAAACACATATGCGTGTCGATTTTCAAACACAGTATAATATAGAGTCCTCGGCTGGGTGCACGCATCAATCGAACCGACACATACAGGAAATATATATCCACTGTCGTTTGTCAGCTCCGAGGTCTTGGTCGGAACGTGAAGCAGCCCAAAATCAAACAGCACATGCAAATTATCGTTGCTGTCCACATAGACCAGCTTATAATTCGGCGTTACAAATCCCGCGGCGGTTTCGCGTCCCAAATCCGTTGCTCTCTGCGCTGTCTTGCGCCATACCAAGCTTGAGGTCGGAACCTTGTTGGTGGCGCCGCCGTTGAAATCGCTGTCCGCGTTGGTGATGTTGTAGGTGGAGCGCTGCACGGAACCGTTCGCTGTGGAAACAATGATTTTGTCGCCGGAGCCGTTGCCGAGCTTGTCCATCTTGTTTGACAGGCTCCCGGCAACTGCTGCGGTGATCGTCGCCGTGATTTGCTCCGGCGAAACACCGGCGTTATGCAGCGCGATCACCGCATTGGTGACCGCTTCAATGCCGCTCTCGATATGGTTGAGGTTGGCGGCGCTGATGGCAGGAGAGTCGTTGTCAACCCATTCGGTTTTGACGTATTCATTCATTGATTTCTACCTCCTTGTTACCGAGATATTCATTTGCTTTGGCTTCAATGATAACGTGCATACCGTTGATACCCTTGATTTTGCGGCTGAGAACAAAGCTGTCCACCTCCTGCACCTGACTGTCGCCCGTGACAAGCTTTATCCTGTCGCCCGGCTCCAGCCACCAGCGCGCAAACACATCGGCGTTGTACGGGCGAAAGGTCAGCAGGTTGTAGAACAAATAGTTTATGCCGTCGTTTGTGTTATACGCGCTCACAAAATGGCTGATGTTGCTGCACATGCGGAACAGAATATTGTCCGAGGTGTACCAGCTGTAGGCTTTGCTGTAGCCGTACAGGTATGTTTTATTGTTCAAATATTTGAATTGCGCATAGGAAATCGGCTGCACAACATATTCCTCAAAACGCAGCTCCCTGTAATAGCGGATCGTTTCGTCCACCGACCTTTTTCGGGTCGTCGTGCTGTCGGGAATCAACTCCGACAGGCTCTTTACCTTTAGGCTGCCGTCGGCGGTGCAGACAAGGAATCCGGCTTCGGCTTCGGCGTATGCCTGCATAAATTTGAGCGCACTGATTCCGTTTCCGGCAACGGAATTGATGCTCGGTCTGTCAAACAGCAGCAGACGGTCGTGTGAAATCTGCGCGGTTGGGTCGTGAAGAATTTCTTCATCGTCAAACTGCGTCCGCAAAACGGCGAGCACAAAATCATACAGCCTCACTGTGTCGGTTTTAAATTTGTAATCCAGCATAGCCGTCAGCGCGTCGGCGTAAAAGGTGCTTTTGGACAGCTCATAGATTCTGTCATAGGCAATCAGCTCCCTGACCGTGCTGCGGTTGCTGCGGACAGAACGGTAGATTTTTCCGCTAAATAGCGGATACTCCGCCGTGACAGTCTGCCTGCCGGGTATCAGGGTCGGCGCGGGCGTCAGAGCAGACGACGGAAGCAAGCCGCCGGACTGCATATAGGTCACGCGGAGAAACGCCCTGACGCGCAGACCGACAAGGTTGCGGCTGACGTCAAACACCTTTATCTGCATTTTGCCGATACCGCCGCCGCCGAGCTTGAAGTCCTTGCCGTCGCAGATCGACTGCGCCAGCTCAAAGCTCTCGGAAACGATGTTTTCACCCGTGATTTCAAAATCTTCATCGGGAAACCGCAGAATGATTTCCCGATAGATCGTGTTTGTCATTAACAAATTGCGCGTTGCCGCGTCAATAGGAAGCATACTGTCACCGCCTCTAATGTTCTGTTAGTATTCTGTTAACTCAATTGTGATGGGATGATAGTAGATCGTGCGGTCGTCGGCGTCCATCACGTTGTAGGTGATGTCCGGCATATAGAATTCACCGGTATCGTAGTCGTTAGTTTCGTCGTTCCAGTAGGTGACGCGGTATTTGCGCTGTGTGGGATTCAGCAAGCCGGACTGAAAAATCTGCTGCAGCGCGATTTTTTCGTCCAGCTCCATGATGTGTGTGGAAAAGACCAGACTCGTCTTGCCGTCGGGCAGGGTGGAGCGGTGCAGATAGCCGGTGTTGTCGCGTTCCGCGTCGGTTTCGAGCCGTTGGTCGGGCGTGGAGGAATACTCCAAAAAATAGCGGTTCGGAAAGACCTTGCTGCCGAATTTGATGAGATAGCCCTGATACAGATTCGCCATAAAGCCCTCCTACGCAAACGCGGACACGCCGTTGTGGGTGTCCTTGTAGATTTCGTTGTACTCCACCAGCTTGTCAAACAGCATGCCGTAGTCGGGACTCGGCGCGGCGCTGCTGCGCATGACGACAAACAGCTCATACATACGCTTGAGCAGGTCATAGATCTTGGTGAGCAGCACCACATCCTCGCCGCCGGACTGCTGTATCATGCTTTGCAGCCGGTTCAGCGGCGCCACGACCTCGGGATTGCCGCTGCCTGCTCCGGGGTTGTCGCCCACAACCGCCAGCGTGGGCGCCTTGACAATGCCGCCCTTTGCCAGCTTGGGAATAAGCGGCGGCTCCTCCGGCATAGAAAATTTCCAGTCCTGACCGAACAGCGAGCCGATGGCGCCGGCAACGCTGCCGATCGCGTTGACAATGCCCGAAACGGCGGTGTAAATGCCGCGCCAGAGCAGGTTGATGCCGTCGATAATCAGATTGACAACGCCCCTGATTATGCCCCAGATGGCGTTCCAAATGCCGCCGAACGCCTCGCAAATGCCGTTCCACGCCTTCTCCCAGTCGCCTGCAAAGACGCCGGTCACAAAGTCGATCAGTCCGCTGAAAAAGTCGATAATGCCGCCGACAACGCTGCCGATGACGCTGAACACCGTGTTAAAGACCGCGCCGATGCCGTTGAACACATTGGTAAAGACGGGACCCAGCACCTCGATAATCCAGTTGACGACCGGCGAGAGCCACTTGTTCCAGATGGTGGCGATACAGTCGCCGACCTTGCCGAAGAACGCGACGAGTTTCTCAAAAACAGGCGCCAGGCAGTTGTTCCAGGCGTCCTGCACCAAGCCGGCGATAAAATTCCAGACCGGCATAATCCATTCGTTCCACAGGTTCATCAGCGTGGTGCCGATGTTGTTCAGCGCGTCGCAGATATTGCGGAAGATTTCGGCGCCGTCGCCGTTCCACCAGTCGGACAGCGCTGTGCCGATGTCGCCGAAGATACCGCCGACGGTGTCAAAAATATCGGCGGCGATGGCTTGCAGATTGTCAAAGAAAGCGCCGATGGTCTCGCCGTCGTTCTCCATCCAGTCGGCGAGGGAAGCGGACGCCTGTTCAAACGCGCCGGACACAACGGTGCCGACGCCGCCGGCAAAGCTTGACAGACCGCCGAGCAGCTTGGCAATGGCGCCCTCCATGCGCGGACGCATGCGGTCAAGGCTGTCACCGGCGACCTTTCCCAAGCCGCTGAAAAACCGGCTCACATGGTCAAAGCCGCGCGTAAAATTGCCGCCGATGGTGTTGATAAAGCCCTGAATTTTCTCTCTGTCCTGCGACAGCCATTTGGCAATGCCGCCGCTGAGGGTCTGAAAGGACTTGCCGCCGATGGTGACGAACGCGCCGACCGCCGACCCCAGCGCACCGAATGCCGCTGTGCCGACGCTTTTGAGCTGTTCGAGGGCGGTTTTGCCGATGGGCTTGAGGTCGTTAAAAATCGACTGACAGTTTTTGACGATCGCGCTCCAATCGACCCTGTCAATACCCTCCTGCACCTTGTCGAGAAAGCTCTTGAAGCCGCTCTTTTCAAACAGACCCGAAAAGGCGGTTTTGACGCTGTTTGCCATACCGGCTGCCGACTGTGCCGCCGACGCCGACGCCGGAGAACCGCCCGACGCCGAAGCGCTGCCGGAGCTGCCGCCGCCCTTGTTTTGAGTGAGTACGTTGAGCTTGTCAAAGGACGCGAGCCCGCCCTTGGCGGCTTCATCGGTCTTTTGCGTCTCCTTTGTCAGCGCCTCCTGATTGTCCGCGCTCTCGCCGATGGAAGCGGCGGTCTGTTTGGCAGCGTCGGCGACCGCAGCCGCAGGCGCCGTGTCCGCCGCGGCGAAGCCGAACAGCCCCGACAGCGCGTTCGCCGCCGTTTGCGCGTACTTTGTCAAGCCCTGAATGGCGGAGGTGATGTGCTGAATCACCACGACCGCCCCCTGCAATATGGGCTTGCCGACCGCCGCAAGGAGTTGGTTCCAGCTCTCTTTCAGATTGCCGAGAACGTTCCCCCAGCCGTTGGATTCACGTGCAGCCTGTCCCATGGCGCCGGACAGCCGGTTGGCGTCCTTGACCATTTGCAGCAGGGTCAGCTGCTTTTGCGCTTCGGACAAATCCTTGAACGATTTGCCGTAGAGCCGGTTTGCCGCCGCGTTGCGCGTGGTCTCGGTGCAGGACAAGCCGAGCGCCGCGTCGTTGGCGTAATTGCCCTTTAAAAAGGATTTCAGACTCTCGGCGGTGTCCTCGAGCGAGCGGTCATAATATGCCGCGCTGTCCGCCGTGACCTGCAGCGCCTCCTGCATCATGCCGAGCGCGGCGGCGGAATCCATGCCGGAGGTTTTGGCAAAGGCAAAAATATCGGTGCCGACGCCCTGCAGCCGCGTTTTCAACACACCGCTCTTGTCGGCGACGGCTTGCATTGCCGCCTCCGCCTTGGTTTGCAAATCGCCGAAGGTCTGCGCAAGCTGCGCGTTGCTCGCCTGCACCTTGGCGGCGCTCTCGACACTGTCCTTGCCGAACTTGATGACCGCCGCCACCGTGAACGCCTTGGCGATCGCCGCGCCGACCTTTTTGAAGCCGTTGCCGAAGTTTTCAACTAAGCCGTTAGTATTTTTTATAACTTTATCTTTTGTTTTGTCAGATTCCGAGCGGATTTTTTCTTCTGCTTTTTTTGCATGCAAACCCATTTCGGAATATGCTTTTTTTAACGCTTCGCTTTGTGTTAAGCCTTGCTTTTTAAACTCTGAAGCCATTTTCATGGCTTCGCTCCTTATCTGATTGACACTCTTTCCGGTGAAAGCAGACATTTCCTGCAAAGAATTGTACTGAGTTTTTTTAGCTTGTTGAAAAGCATCTTTAAAAGCGTTAGAAATCGTCTCTCCGGCTTTTTTCGCATCCTTGGATATACAGCTCATAGATTCCTTAGTATGAACCTCAGAATCCTTCAACGCTGTCACCAAACCACTGTTATCGGCTGTTAATACTAATACAACACTTCCGGCTTCTTCATTCGGCAAGCAAATCCCTCCTTTCGGGAAATGGGGATAAAAAAACGCACGCTCCGAAGAACGCACGCGAAATAATACATAATTTATTATTTACTATTGACACGCAATTAATTATGTGCTATAATATGAATCGTAAGGGGGATGCTAAATGAAAAGCTATTCATCCAGAGAGGTTTTGCAAATATTGAAAGCAGACGGTTGGTATGAGGTCGCCTGCGTGGGCGATCACCATCAATTCAAGCACCCGGTGAAGCCGGGCAGAGTCACCGTCACGCATCCGCGCAAGGACATCCCTATCCGAACACTGAAAAGCATAGAAAAGCAGGCGGGCGTTACGTTTGAATAACGCCTGCACCGCTGTCACTTTTGGAGGTATCAACATGAAAGACAGATATTCCTTTATCGCTGTTTTTTATTCAGATGACGACGGCATTTCCATCGAATTTCCTGATCTGCCCGGTTGCCTGCCCTGCGCGGACAGCATTGACGAAGCAGTCGACAACGCGCGCGAAGCGCTGGGGCTCCATCTTTGGGGAATGGAACAGGACGGAGAAGCGATCCCCACACCGTCCTCTGTTTCCGAGATCACCGTCAATGAAGGCGGCGTCCCCATGCTTGTAGATGTTTTCATGCCGCCGTTTCGCGACAGGCTGACAAACCGTTTTGTCAAGAAAACGCTGTCGCTTCCTGCATGGCTCGCCGACCTCGCCGATAAAGACGGCGTTAACTGCTCAAAAGTATTTCAAAACGCACTGATGGAATATCTCGGTGTAAAACAATAACGCAACAGCCGCTCCGTGTGGGGCGGCTGTTGTGTTATACTCCGGCAAACGCCGCCTCCAGCTCGCGCAAAAAGGCGTCGCGTTCCTCTGTTGTTCGGTTGACGGACGTATGCTTTTCGCGCCACTGACTGCGGATGCGGTGCTGTGCGGAAGTGAAGCCCTCGAGCACCTTTGGGTCGTCCTCCAAGCGGATCTGCACCGTCCGCGCAAGCGGCGTGTCCTCTCCCAAGCCGGAGAGCAGCGCGCAAAACTCGTCCCAGGTCATTTTGCGAAATTCCGCCGAATAAAGGCTGACCCCGTACTCCTTTTTGAACGACGATACGATCAGGTCAAAATCGTCGGTCAGGTCGTAGCCGGGGTCGCCTCTTCCCCCGCGGCGTCAAGGGTGCCGCCGGCGGCAAATTCCGCTGCACTCATGATCGCCTTGGAATAGTCGGGGAAGGTGAGCTTCAATGCGTCGAGCTTTTCCTGCTCCGGCGCGTCAAACAGCAGGTCAACCAGCTGCCGCACGTCGGACGCCTTGCCCGTGCCGTCCTCCAAAATCGCCATGATCTTCATCACGGACGGCGCGTCGTTGTTGACGGCAAGCACCGTACCCTTGATTTGGATGCAGGGCTTTTCTTCAAAGTTTAGCTTGTCGGTAATATCAATGATTTTTGACATACAAACTCCTTTACGCTGCCGGTGTAAAGACCGGCTTGCCGTTCGACATGATGTCGAATTCCAGCGGGGCGACGTTTGTCGCGGCTCCGGCGCCGATATTCTTCACATTGATAACGGCATTTTTCAGCAACAGCGAAGCGCCGCTCGGCAAATTCCACAAAACATTCTTCTGTGCGGCAATGCCGTTTGCCGTCGCGCAGGACTCCACCATATCGTTGCCGGTGTCGCCGATGGTGCGCTTTGCCTTGACCGAGATCGTGATGGATTTTGCCGTCATCAGACGGTTAGCCCAGCCCTCCTCGCCAAAGGAGTGCCACTCCTCGACGCCGTTGTCAAAGGTAACGCTGAATTCCTCGCAGTTGGCAATATCGGTGTCGGGCGTTGCATCGCCCGGCGCGCCGATTTTGAACTGATTTTCATAACAGGGATAAACGCCTGTTTTGGGTGTAGGCATATCGTTACTTCCTTTCGTAGAATAAATTCATTTCGATGACCCGTTCATACACGCCCTTTTCGTCCGTGCCGACGTCCACCGGCTCGGGCACAAGCAGCTCGATCATATAAACGGTGTGTTCGCTGATAGTGACGTTCTTAGCGGTGTAAAGCGCCTGATAGAGCCTGCGCGCCGCAAGCTCCGTCTCCTTTGCGTTTTGGTTCCAGTGCAGCAGCACCGACACGCCGATAACCTCAAAGGTTGGCGCTGTTCCTACCATACGCACCGGCGGCGCGGTGTGCCGGAGAGAATAAACGCCGACGGACTCGTCGGGCTTGTTGTCGAGCTTGCCGCAGTAAAAATGCCGCGCCGGTGACAAGCTTTTCAGATAGTCCCGGACGTCTGCTGTGGTGATCATAAGCCGCACAACCCCTTGTAGATTTCTTTAAACTTTTCCAGGCAAAAATTTTGCCGCGTGCCGCCGGGCAGCCAAAAGCGGAGCCATTTGCCCTGCGCATTTGAATTTGCGCCGTGTGTACCGTCTTTATCATGCCAAACAGTGCGATGGAAGTTGTATTCGGGGTGATAATACATACGGCGTGCATAAGGCGTTGAATGCGATAAAAACACAACACCTTTTTCCGATTCATCTTTATCTGCATGGAATGCTTCTTCATGCAGCGCTCCGTCTTTGAACGGCACTACTTGTGCATTTGCTATTTCCGTATGCAGCGCGTCGGCGGTCATTTCGAGCGCGGTGACGGCGTTGTCGCTTAGCGCGGCGAGCTTGCCAAAGTCCAGCTTGACGGTAGATTTGACCGAAAACATCATATCACATCCAGTTCCGTATAGTTGACGGTGCCGTCGGGATTGCGTGCCTTGACGCCCCTTGCGATCGTGCGGCGCACGCCGAACACCTCCACAGTGCCGCCTGAGATCACCGCCAGCTCGGGGCAGATGTCGCCGCAGAACAGCGCCCTGCCGCTGACCTCGACGCGCTTTTGCTCCTTGGTCAGCACGGTCTTGGCGCCGTCCTGCCAGTTGCAAAGCAGCGACGCCTCCAGCGCGATTTCGGGTGCGCCGTCCTCAGTCAGACCCTCGCTGTACAGCACGACGCCGATCGGCGTGGTGCAAAAGCGCGGACGCACCAAATCGGGATAACGCATGACAAAACCTCCTCAAACCGCCGGATAGCACAGCCCGGTCGTGCAGAGCAGCGCGTAGAGGTCGGCAGGAATAACGACGCCGCCGACCTGACTGAGCCTGCTGCCGAAGGACATGGAGACGCCGTTGACGCCGTAGCTTGTGAACGGCGCGTCCAAAATATCCTCGTTCTCG